ATGTTGTCCGACTTAGCAATCACCTCCTGGGAAGACGAGGAGGGGTTCTTGCCGTGGGGAATTGGAACTGACAACTGAACGTTGTCTACCCAAGCAAAGACCGAGACAGTACAAGTCTCAGCGCCAGTGGTGCCAACAAATGGGGACAGCATGCGCACCTGGACGCTAGAGTAGGTGTAGTCTGGAAATTGGGTACCTTGCCACATGTAAAATGACGAGTAGGGCACGTCAATAGTAGCAGATTCATTCGATCCAATGTCACAATCAACATAAGGGTACGTGGTAAGCAAAGGGGTTTCCCCTGCCTTTACTATCTTACGCACTTCCAAGTTTGAATCGTACGGTGTATGCGCCAGAACAATCCGGCCAAACGCGAAACGATTAGCGTTGACAGTGACTTTAACGTGGAAATCGCCGGTAAAGTAGTTGAACCCAGCGAATTTGTCAGCAAAACTGGTAAACGTTAACAGTGTAGCAATGTTGTAGGTTCCAATGGACGTTGTCGAATTATCAACAATCACGTTGGCGACCCGCTGGGGTCGAGCGAGGAAGGCGGAGATGTCATGGGATTTGCCTTCATCGAGGTTAGAACGAAATCCTCGCATATAACCGAAGCGAGCGGGAGTTGAATTACTTATATCAGCATCATCAAACATTGTTATCTGATGATTATCCATTCCTGGTCTGTCAGAATACATGGAGCGCGAAGAACTGGAAATAACGCCACGGTCAGATCCGATGGAGTTGGAAACGTGATTGGAATTGACGTCGTCGTTGGAACCAACGGCAGGAGAAGTGGATGAAAGGGAAGAAGAAGAAGGAGTATTGTCTTGCACGCCATGCGGAAAAACAGGACAATGTAAAAAAGTGTAATTAAGTGTAAGAGCGACTCATTAATATGCACCCAGGCGAGTCAACCTAAGGCGCGCGTGGTGGGAACGGAAACAGTTTATATACCGGTTGTTACCGTCATATGCCTAAATAGGCCCGGTGATACCCAGAGGTTGCGTCCCAGCAAACAACCATCCGGGGCTCGAGTTTAATGACTTCAGCAGGTCAAGGGGACGGCTAAGAAGTCGTCCGGATCATCGTAACCTTGTGATCGACATAGGTCAAATTGGTCAGACCACCCAAGGTTAAAGCGGATCTGGTCTTTGTGTTGAAGCTTAAAAGAAG